GCGAAAACCGTCCGTCTGCAGACGTCAACATTACGGTAAAACGCAAACCAACGGGTGACCGTCTGCGTAAAAACATCGAAGCGGCAATGTGCTTGCGAGTTGGCGTTCGTGCTGATGATCTGATTGCTTCATATGGCGAAGAAGCGGTCGATTCTGGTTCAAATGACATGGACATGCCGGTAAAACAACTGCTGGTCGAATGTCTCCGGATGGAAGGGATAGAAGCTCCGCGTTCATTCGGTAATGAAACTATCCATGCGGCATTTTCAACGGTCAGCCTGCCGGGCATTTTAAGCAATGTCGCCAACAAAAAACTGCTGGATTCATTCAAGGCCCAGCCGATTATTGCGACAAAGCTGTGCAGTGAAGGAGACTTGTCTGACTTCAAGGAAAATCAGCGTTTCCGCCTGACAGATGTCGGTGATCTCGCGCCAATCGCGGCGGATGGAGAGATCAAGGAAGGCGGTCTTTCAGAAGAAAAAGCTACGAACCAGCTCGATACTTACGGCAAAAAGTTTTGCCTGACCCGCAAAATGGTGATTGACGATGACCTCGGAGCATTCATGAAAGTTCCGGCGGCGATGGGGAACCGTGCTGCAAGGCTGATTGACCAGTTGTTTTTCAGACGGCTTTTGTCTAATCCGAACCAGTCTGACGGCAGTGCGCTATTCAGTTCGGCACACAAAAATCTGTTGTCAGGTGCGGACTGTGTACTTGGAGCTGAGGGGCTGCGCCTGGCAATTAAACTGTTTCTGGATCAAGTGGATGCCGATGGCGAACCGATCAGCATTGAGCCTAAATTCCTGCTGGTCCCTACAGGCTTGAAGCACTCTGCGATTGAGTTGACTAAAGGAGCGACATTGATTATGGCAGGCGGCGATACACCTTCAATTCGACCGGCATTGAACGTGCTGGCTGACGAAAACCTTGAAGTGGTAAGCTCACCTTATCTTTCAAATATCAAGTACGACGGACATAGCGAAACCGCCTGGTACCTGTTCGGAAGCCCGTCGCAAATTGATACTTGCGAGATCGGCTACCTGAAAGGCAAACGCACTCCGACAGTTGAACGCGGCGACACCGACTTCAACACTCTGGGGCTGTGGTTCCGGGTTTATTTCGACCTTGGAGTTCGCGAACAGGACCATCGCGGTATGATCTGCTCTGCAGGTCAATAGTTTTAATTTCTAACTCTTATGGAGGAATATATGATAGCAAAATACGTACAAAGAGGTCATGAAATTGACTTTGTTCCCGAAGCTGATGTATCGGCGGGAGATGTGGTAATTATTGGTGATTTGGTTGGGATTGCCAAACTCGATATTAAAGCCGGGACACTTGGAGCCCTGGCGCTGGTTGGAGTATTTGATATTCCCAAAGCTACCGGAGAAGGCTCCGCGATTGCCGTTGGCACGATTGTGTTCTGGGATGCTGAAAATTCACAGGTGACTACTACCGGCGGAGAGAATAAATACCTCGGCAAGACCATAATCGCATCCAGTGACAATGATGCCCATGCGAGGGTGATTATTAATGTTTCCCGCGATGTGCCCATTAGTGCGGTTGCGGCAATAGCCGATTCTGAAGCCAGTGCCGAGGATATCGACGATCAGTCCGGCGGCACGGCCAGCGGTACTCATCAACTGGCAGCGGTTGCGGATACTTCCACAGATCAGTCAGGCACGATCAATAATAACTTCGCCACCATCGGAGCTGAATACAACTCCCTCAAAGATGATGTCGAAGCGAACAACGGCAAAATTGACTCCATCCTGACGGCACTGCGGACGCTTGGTCTGATCGCAACTGAATAATGAGTATGTTGCAGGAAGGCTTAAGTTGGCTGGAATCTCAGCGGAAAACTCACTTGTCCGTGCCGGTAATTTACCGACGCGGCAGTGATTCCACAGAAGTCCAGGCGACTATCGGCAAAACCGTGTTCAAGGTAACCGACGATTACGGTCGCTATCAACATATCGAAAGTCGGGACTACCTCATAAGTGCTGCTGAGCTTGTCTTAGAAAACACACAAATTTTGCCGGAACCGGGCGATGAGATAGTCGAAGGTAACTTCGTATATGAAGTTATGGCACCCAATAATGAACCCGAATGGAGATACTCTGACAGCTCCCGACAGACCTTGCGGATACACACAAAATTAACTGGAGAAACGGAATAATGGAACCATGTAGTGAACTGGAACATTGCCAAAAGCAGTTCGATTTGCTGTTCAAAAAACTTGATAAACTTGACTCTGCCATCCGCGGCAACGGCAAGCTGGGAATCACCGTCAGGCTTGACCGTCTTGAACAGGCGGCCAAAGTCCATTCACGTCTGATCTGGTTGTTGTTTGGTGCGGCTGTAGCAGCAATACTCCAGTATTTATTGAGGTAAAAATGTCTTTGCTAATCGATATTTCTGATGCGGTTGCCGCGGAACTTAACGCTGCGGAATTGTCGCAAGCGTTCACTGCCAAAGTCAATCTCAAGCCGGAATTTGAACTTAAGGATTTAAAAAGTCTGAAAGTTACGGTGGTGCCTAAATCTCTTAAGTTTTCGGGAGCCACCCGGCAGGAATCTGTTAAAGAAGTGCAGATCGACATCGGTGTGCAGAAAAAAACTGCCGATCCAGATCAACTCGCTGAACTGCTGCAACTTGTTGAGGACATTGCCGGAGTTTTCGATCGCAAACGCCTGACGGGATTTCCCAAAGCAGTGTGCATCGGGATCGAAAATGAACCCATTTATGATCCTGAACATCTGCGGCAGTACCGGCAGTTAACCAGTGTGATCACACTGAAATTCAGGGTGACTTGAGATGTTCGGGATGAAATGCCGTTCACGGCTCGATGCTCGGAAGGTCAGGAAAAAAGCTGAAGCTGGGACTTTTAAAAGCCTGAATCATGCCGCCGCCGCTATCCGGTTGACCGCGAGGCGAAGCATCAGGCGCAGCTCGAAAAAATCATCCTCAGGGACACCGCCGCATACTAGGCGTGGATTACTCAAACGGGCATTGCTTTACAATGTCGACAAGGCAAAAATGCGGGCGGTAATTGGACCGGCTTATTCAATCGCGGGACGTTCCGGCAGTGCTCATGAGTTTGGAGGCAAGTATTACGGAAGAAAGTACCCCGCGAGATCCTACATGGGCCCAGCTTTGAGGATAAATAAGCACAGAATCTCTAAATTCTGGAGCGCATCAATAAAATAATTAACGGAGGTTTTTATGTACAAAATAGGATTTGAAGCAAAGATTTTTTATGGAGTTGCAGGCACAAAAGCTTCGACTGAGCTCAAACATGTATCTGATTCAGTTTCCTTGAACATCGAAAAAGGCAGTGCTGAAGTAGCGGTCAGGTCGTCCAACTGGAAAAAAGTACTTTCAGGACTAAAGGACGCGTCAGTGGAATTTACCCTTGCCGGGGATACAGATGATGCCGGATTTTTGGCAATTCAAAACGCTTTTTTCAACGACACGGCAATAGCGTTATTCATTGCCGATGCGGAAACTGGCGGAGTCGGGCTGGATGCTGATTTTGAGGTTATTTCATTCAACCGCACAGAAGGATTGGAAGAAGTTATCAACTACGCTGTCAACGTCAAACCGTCCGCAAAATCCACCCGTGAACCGAACTGGGAAGGCGCGGCTGGAGGTGGTGAATAATGAAGTGTTTCAAGGATAATAAAGGCCGCAATTGGACGATTGTGGTTAATGTCGCCACGGTTAAACGGGTACGTTCGCTGTTGGACATTAACCTTTTGGATGTAGTCAAACTGGATGCCAACAATAAACCGAATGTGGACTTGCTGGAACAACTGGCGTCCGATCCGGTATTGTTGTGCGACGTGATTTATTGCATTTGCAAACCTGAAGCTGACGCGCAGAACATTTCTGACGAAGATTTTGGAATGGCAATGGGCGGCGATGCCATTGAACACGCAACTACCGCGCTGCTGGAGGAACTGGTCGATTTTTTCCCGGAAGCGAAGCGGCTGGTGCTTCGCAAACTCATGAACGCCGGGGAAAAAGTAAAAATCCAGATGGAAAAAGCCCTGAAGCTGGAGTTGGACAATCCCAAACTGGAAAAGGAACTGGAGAAACAGGTGAAGGAATATATCAGTTCATCTACCAGCTCGCCGGAATCATCGGCATAAATCCAGATCCGTTCACGCTTCGTGAGCTTCTGATCATGGCGGACGCCAGGGGAAAAGACAACTGGAATCACACAGCTTCAGTCCTGGCGATGCTGTTTAACATCAACCGAGATCCGAAAAGACAGCGGGCGATTTCGCCCGACGTTTTTAATCCATACGTAAATCATAAGCCTAAAAAAGATACTCAACTCGCCTTTGATTTCATGAAAAAATTATGGAGTAAAAAATGATTTATTAATATCTTTTTGGGAAATATATTTTACCAGCTTGCCACAAGTATTTATCTAATTCTTTAAGGGAGCATTCTAATTCATAAAAGCTTATAAACTTCTTAAGAATTTCTATGTACTTGGAATATTCTTTTAAGTCTTTTTTCTTAAAGCTGGAAAAAGAATCTTGTTTTTTTAAATGTATCAGCATTTTTTCTACATAATAGTCATAGATAGGAAAAAACTCAGGCTTGTGATGACTGCAATACTTTGAAGCAAATGAATAAAAATTAAAACTTTTATCTTTGATTTTAAGTTTGGCAATCTCGTTTACAAGGGATTCATCATTAGACTTCAATCGATTATCTATATCTAACCTGACTATATGCCTAGAAATAGCAAATGGAGAAAAAATGTTTGTGCTATAAAAATCATTTAGGGAACAGACTTTGATTAATACGTCATCCATTTCATTATTTTTAGGATAAGTCATGGTGAATAATTTTTTCAGACTTTTTTCTTGGCTTACATAGTTTTCTAGTTCATCCCAACGATCCAAGAAAAATGCAACCTGTGCTTTTGATGGTTTCGGTATATCTGTTTTCATAGATTAATATCCTCAAGTTAGTCATTCTGTTTTTAACAATAGTCCTTTCTGCAATAATCTCAAATTTTAAGTGAGGTAATAATGCCTTCAAGTGCAAACATTCGAGCCGGTGCCGCATATGTTGAGCTGACTGTGGAAAACAGCGCTCTCATTCGCGGACTTAAGGCCGCGCAAGCTAAGCTGAAAATTTTCAGTCGCAGCGTGACTGCCGCCGGTAAAAAACTGCTGGGAATTAGCGCGATTCTGGCAATGCCGTTTATCGGCGGAGCTACGGTTTTTGCTGATTTCGAACAGCAGATGGCGAATGTTTCGACGATGCTTGACGAACCGGCAAAGCACATGGATTCCTTCAAAAAAGGCATCCACAAAATGTCCGTTGAGTTCGGCGAAAGCACTGACACGCTGGCGAAAGGCCTGTACGATATTCTTTCGGCATCAATTGATCCAGCTAAGGCTCTGGATGTTTTGGCGGTTTCGGCTAAAGCCGCAAAGGCTGGCCTTACTGATACCGGGATAGCGGCCGATGCCATTACCACGATATTGAATGCCTACGGCTTGAGTGCTGATCATGCCGAAAGTGTATCTGATTTGTTGTTCAAAACGGTTAAAAAAGGCAAGACGACATTTGCGGAACTTGCACCGTCGATAGGCATGGTAGCGACCACTGCCGCCAGTGCTGGTGTGGATTTGGAGGAGCTTGGAGCGGCAATTGCGACGATGACTCGTAACGGAGTTAAAACTGAAAACGCGGTCACCGCCCTGAACGCAATTATTTCTACTTTCTTAAAGCCGACCGATGAAGCCTCAAAATACGCGAAAAAACTGGGCTTTGAAATGAGCTCCGCGGCAATCAAGTCCGAAGGTCTGGAAGGGGTTTTCAAGAAAATATCCAAGCTGCCTCCGGACGCGGTCAGCAAATTATTCCCGAATATCCGGGCACTGCGTGGTGTACTTCCAGCATTGCGTAATATGGAAGGCTTTTCTGACGATGTTGTGACCATGAAAAATCGTGCCGGAGCAACAGAAACTGCTTTTGCTAAAATGTCCAAAACGCTAACCATGGCATTTAACAGGCTCAAACAAGCTGGATTGCTGGCGTTGTCCGTAATCGGTGAAGCCTTGGCGGACGACTTGCGCAAAGCCGCTGGTGTGTTTATGCGGGTAATAAGCGCGGTTACCACTTTCATTAAACAAAATAAAAAACTGGTGGTAACGGCGGCAAAAGTGGTGGGAATTGTGGCTTTGGTTGGAGGTGGATTATTGACATTGGGCGCGATTGCCGGAACTCTGTCATTCGCAATCGGCGGCCTGCTGACAATTGTTTCCGCAGTTACCGGGACGATCAGTTTCTTTGCCGGAATAATCGGCGGATTGATCTCAATTTTGACCGTGAGTATCTCAGTATGGTGGCTGGTTGCGGCGGCGGTTGCGGCAGTCGGAGCAACATTCCTGATTCAAAGCGGTGTCATAGGTGACGTCATTGACTGGTTCGGGGCGAAATTCGCGCAGCTCAAACAGTTTGTCTGTACCGCGTTCGACGGCATCAAAGCTGCGCTGGCTTCCGGGGATTATGCACTGGCAGCAAGGATTTTGTGGCTGAGTTTGCAGGTCGCCTGGCAGAAAGGAATAAGTGTGCTTCTGGGCTACTGGATTAGCTTCAAGCAGGCATTCATGACTGCGACTTTGGAAACTTTCTATGGAGCTTTGAGCATAATCACCGATTCCTGGGCGAGCTTGAAATCCGCCTGGGTAAGCGTGGTAGGTTTCCTGAAAAAGTTTTGGATCGGCTTTACCGGGGCAATCATGAAAGCCTGGAACAGCACTTTCGCCTGGCTGGCTAAAAAATGGATCGACATCAAAGGCATGTTTGATGATTCCATCGACATTGAAGCTGAAAAATCCAAAATAGACGCGGAAGCAGCAAAGAAAAATGATGCTGAAGATGCTGCCTATGACCAGATTGACAAAGATACGCAAAAGCAGAAATCCCAGATTGAGCAGCGCAGGCAAATAGAGCAGGATGCCATCGGTCAGCAAATGGCCGATGAACTGAAAAATCATAATGCTCAGTATGCCGATGAACTTAAAAAATCCAAGGAAGCTTTGACTGAAGCCCGCAAAGAATGGCAGTCGGCGATTTCGGAAGCGAAAAAGAAAGAAACTAAGACGAAAAAGCCGGAATCTAGCCCGATAAAAGTAGCCAAGGACAAACTGAAAAATGCTGGCGGCGCGGTTGCGACAGCACAGTCAAAAGTTCAGGTGCGGGGCTCATTTTATGCTCAGGCTACCCGTTCATTATCTTCCGGTACCGCCGCCGAACGCACCGCGAAA